TCGGCGAGGCCCGCAGCATCCGCGCTCAGTACGCCGAGATGGAACGCAAGATCTGGTTCCTCGAGGGCAAGCTGTCCGGGCTGACTTCCAACTCGCCGCGGCAGAGTGTGCCGACCACTGGCTCCCCGGTCATCGGAGGCGGCCCGTGAGCACCATCACCGCCATTGCCGACGCCGTCGCGGCGCACATCAACGCCGGCACCTTCTCGCAGCCGTTCATGGCCGTGCGGATGTTCCAGCCCGCGTTCACGCTGGAGGACCTCAAGGACCTGCGTGTCTCTGTGGTGCCCCGCACCCTGCAGATGTCGCCAGTGACGCGGGACAGCCTGGCGATCGAGTACGTCGTCGATGTGGGCGTGCAGAAGAAGCTGCCCGCGGACAACGCCGACGCGGCGATCGACGAGTTGCTCACGCTCGTGGAGGCCATCGCGGATCACCTGCGGTTCAAACGACTGGAGGGCTTCCCCGACGCGACGTGGGTCGGGATCAGCAACGAGCCGGTGGTATCGAGCGAGGCGCTCGAACAGCATCGGGTGTTCACGAGTGTTCTGAGTGTGACGTACCGCGAGCGGAGGTAGTGCGTGAGGAATGCCATCATCTTCAAGATCGATCTGGACGGCGGCGACAAGCCGCTGTCAGCGACAAAGCTCGTGGCGACGTTCACGCTCACGGCCTCGCACAAGAACACGCAGGACCTGCTGTTGTCTGACGGCAAGACGGATCCGATCGATGTCTCGCCGGGCACGCAGTACTACTTCGAACGGGTCAACCTGGCGGACCTGTTGGTTAAGAGCAAGGGTGGCGAAACGGTGTTCGTGGTCGGCCACAGCGCCGAGTGAAAGGAGTCAGCGATGGCAATCAAACTCGGCATGGAAGCCGCCCTGAAATACAAGACGGGCGGCCAGGCAGGCGCAGGTGCGTGGACGGCGCTGGGCAACACCCGCGACGTGACGCTGAACCTCGAGGCGGGCGAAGCGGACGTGACCACGCGAGCCAACAGCGGCTGGCGGGCCACGGTCGCCACGCTCAAGGAAGCGAGCGTGGAGTTCGAGATGGTCTGGGACACCGGCGATGCCGGGTTCACCGCCATCAAGAACGCCTTCTTCAACAACGACCCCATCGGCCTCCAGATCCTCGACGCGGCCGCGGGCCAGGGCCTGCAAGCGGACTTCTCGATCACCAACTTCAGCCGCAGCGAAGCCCTGGAAGAGGCCATCACCGTGTCGGTGACCGCCAAGGTCACGTATTCGGCGACGGCGCCTTCATGGATCGGTTCATAAACCCGGCGGTGGAGTCGGTGCCACAGGTGTTCAACGGCTGTTCAACCGCTGTGCAATCGGCACAGCGTCTCAATGGAGGCACGGATGCGGCAGTTCAAGGACAACGCGGGTCGGCTCTGGACGGTGGACATCAACGTCGCCACGCTCAAACGCGTGCGCGGGCTCACGGGCGTCGACCTCATGCAGGTCATCGAGGGGACGCTCATCGAGAAGTTCATCCGCGATCCCGTGCTCCTGTGCGACGTGGTGTACGCCGTGTGCAAACCCGAGGCGGACGCCGCCAAGGTCTCGGACGAGGAGTTCGGTAAGGCAATGGCGGGCGACGCGATCGAGGCCGCGACGGGCGCGGTGCTGGACGAACTCATCAGTTTCTGCCCGAGCCCGAGGGACCGGGCCAACCTCGGGCGGGTGCTCCAGGCCACGAACCGCGTTCTGGACAAGGCCCGCGACCTGACGGAGAAGCGGATCGAGACACTGACCAGCGAGAGCGAGCTGGACAAGCTCGTGAGCCGGATGGTGCCCCCCCTCCCCGAGCCGCTGACGTCTGGAAGTTCATCTACCAGTGCGCCGGAGCCCTCGGCCTCGACCCCGGGCCCCTGACGCTGCGGGAGCTGGTCGCCATGCTCGACGGCCGCCAGCGCCACGACTGGTCGATCGCCGCCGCCGTCATGTCCGTGGTGGCCAACACCGCCCGCGACCCCAAGCGATCCCGCCTGCTCAAGCCCGCCGACTTCGACCCATTCCACAAGCCCCAGCGACCCGTCAAGGTTGACGTGTCGGTCCTCAAAGACGTGTTCATCGACCGCCGCATGCCGGAGGTCGCTAAGGAGACTCGTGCATGAAGAGCCTGACCACCCGCCATTACGTCTATCTCGGTGCCCTGATCCTGCTGGCCCTCGTGCTCGCGTCGTGCGCCGGCCTCGACCTTGGGGACATCGTCAAGGTCAAGACGCCCAACACGATCCAGCAGACCACCGGCCTGCCATCGACGCTGAGTCTCAACGAGGCGGAGGTTGAGTACCAGAACTGGTTCAATCTCACGCAGACGACCGGCGCGCAGTGGAAGGGCAACATCGAGAAGGCCGGCGAGATCCGCGGGCTGCTCGGTCAGCTCACGCTCTCGGCTATCGACACCGTGGGCCCGACCGTCGCGGGGCTGCCGGTACTCGGGCCAGCGCTGCCCGCGCTCACCGGCATCGTCGGTCTGTTCATTGGGTCGGGCCGTCTGCGGAAGGAGAAGGAGGCGTCGTTCAACAAGGGCCTGGAGAAGGGCAGCACCATCGCCGGCACCGGCGGTGGCAATGGTGGTCCGGTTGGGGGGGCGGGGAGCGGCGCGTGATCACCATGCGGATCAAGGACATGTTCTTCGACCGCCACGTCGTCATGGCGGCGGTCGACAACGCCAAGCGGAAGGTGCTCAGCAAGGCCGGCGCGTTCATCCGCACGGCGGCCAAGACGAGCATCCGCAAACGCAAGGGGTCGGCTCCTCCCGGGGCCCCGCCCCATTCGCACGAGGGCAGCCTGCGTCGGCTGATCCTGTTCGGGTACGACAAGCCCAACGACTCGGTCGTCGTCGGGCCGGTGGGATTCAAGAAGAGCGAGGCACCGAGCGCTTTGGAGCATGGCGGCGAAGTCATCGTGCTTCGCAGACGCGGCGGCAAGCTCACATCGCAGAAGGTCAAGATCGCGCCGCGGCCGTACATGGCCCCGGCGCTGGAGAAGGAGCGGCCCAACCTGCCGCTCTTGTGGCGGAACTCGATCAAGAAAGGGTGATTGAACGTGGCCGATACGCGGGGCATCCGAGCCGGGCGAGCCTTCATTGAGCTGGGCGTCAGCGACAAGCTGTCCGCTGGCCTGAAGGCGGCCCAGAAGAAGCTCGAGGCCTTTGGCGCGGGGTTGCGGTCCATCGGCACGAAGATGGCAGGCATCGGTGTTGCGGCGATCACGGCGCTGCTCGGCACCGCGAAGGTGTTCAGCGACTCGGGCGATGCGCTCGACAAGATGAGCGCCCGCACGGGCGTGAGTGTCGAGGCCCTGTCGGAGCTCGGTTACGCCGCCGACCTCTCGGGCACGGACATGGAGACACTGGAGAACGGCCTCCGCGTTATGCAGAAGACGCTGACGGAGGCGTCACAAGGGTCCAAGGGTGCGAACGAGGCTCTCGCGCGGCTGGGGCTGACAGTGCAGGACCTCGCCAAGCTCTCGCCCGACGAGCAGTTCAAGCTGCTGGCCGACCGGATCTCCCAGATCCAAGACCCGGCGCTCCGGGCCGCGATGGCGATGGAACTCTTCGGCAAGGCGGGAACCAAGCTTCTGCCGCTCATGGCCGACGGTGCCGCGGGCATCAACGAGATGCAGGAGCAGGCACGCAAGCTCGGGCTGACGGTGAGCACGGAAACCGCCCGCGACGCCGCGGAACTCAACGACGCGCTGGGCACGCTCTGGAAGGTCCTTAAGCAGGGTGTGTTCACCATCGGCGGGGCGCTCGCACCCACCATCAAGGACCTGACCGAGCGGATCACCCGCATCGTCGTGAGCGCCACGGCGTGGGTGAAGGCGAACAAGGAAACGGTCGTCTGGGCGCTCAAGGTCGCGGCGGCGGTCGCCGTCGCGGGGATTGCCATCGTCGGTCTGGGGTACATCATCTCGGGCATCGGCGCGGCGCTTGGAATCGTGCCCGCCGTCATAGGCGGGATCGGCACCGCGTTCAGCCTGATCGGGGCCGCGATCGGTGCTGTGCTCACTCCGGTGGGTCTGACGATCGCCGCGATCGTGGCGCTCGGCGGCACACTGCTGGTCGTCACCGGCGCGGGAGGCGAGGCGCTGTCGTGGCTCGCGGAGAAGTTCGCCGAGCTGCGAGATTGGGTCGGCAAAGTGGTCGGCGGCATCTCCGACGCTCTCGCCGCCGGCGACATCGCACTCGCAGCCGAGATCCTGTGGCTGTCTCTGAAGGTCATCTGGCAGCAGGGCGTCGCAGCGCTCAACAAGGCGTGGCTGGGCGCGAAGGAGTTCTTCGTCTCCACGGCGTATGCCATGTGGTACGGAGCTCTGGCGGCGGCGGAGATCGTGTTCCACGCACTCGAGGTCGCGTGGATCGAGACGACCGCCTTCCTGTCAAAGACCTGGACCAACTTCGCCACGGGCTTCCAGATGATCTGGGAGGAGGCGTCGAGCTGGGTCGCCAAGCGAATGCTGGAGATCCAGGGGCTGTTCGATGACGGGCTCGATGTCGAAGCCGCCAAGAAGGCGGTGGACCAGCAGCTCGAATCCCGGCTCGTCGAACTGGAGAACGCTGCCCAGCAGTCGGTGACCGCACGCGACAAGGAACGCGAGGCCCAGCGCCGCGACGCCGCCGCGCTGCATGAGGCGACACTCGCAGGCATTGGCCAGGACTTTGAGAACGCTCAGGAAGCCCTGCGCAAGAACACGGCCGCGGGGCTCGCAGAGTCCCAGGCCGCGCTCGACGCCGCCAAGCAGAAGCTGGCCGCCGCGATCGAGGAGGCCCGCAAGAAGCGAGAGGCCGCAGACGCCGCGAAGGGCCCAGGACGGCCACAGCGGGATCTGATGGCCGACTTCGAGGACCGGCTCTCGGGCATCGGCGCTGCCATCGGCAAGGGCATCAGCGTCACGGGCACGTTCAGTTCCGCAGCCGTCTCGGGCCTCGGCACCGGTGGTGATGCCGCCGAGCGCACGGCCACCGCCACGGAGGCGACGGCCAAGAACACCAAGCGCCTGCTGGATGCCAGCGTGGACAACGGACTGCGGTTCGCCTGATCCCCACCCCAGGAAAGGAGGTCATCACTCGTGCCGGTTGAGGTCTTTGAGAAGTTCGAGAGCCGCCGCTCCACCAAGGCGAACCAAGTCTCGCAGTCGTCTGCGGAGCTCGGCTACATCGTGCGCGGCACCGCGGATGATCTCGTGGCCCGCAGCGCGGCGCAGACCGCCTCGCCCGCGACCTACGACAGCCTCGCCCGGCAGAACGTGCAGATCGAACCGCTTGGGCCGCAGCTCTGGGACGTGACCGTCCGCTACGGCTCCAGCGATAGCGGCGGGAACCCCACGCCCAGCGAGGCCTCATTCAACTTCGAGACCGGCGGCGGGACGCAGCACATCACCCAGAGCAAGGACACGGTGCAGGCGCGGGCGGCATCCGGATCGACCGCACCGGACTTTGGCGGCGCGATCGGCGTGACCGCCGACGGCGTTGATGGCGTGGACATCACCGTGCCCGTGTACCAGTTCTCCGAGACGCACTACTTCTCCGATGCGCAGGTTACCGCCTCGTACAAGGGGGCGATCTTCAGTTGCACTGGCAAGACGAATGCTGGCGGGTTCAAGGGCTTTGCACCCGGCGAGGTGTTGTTCCTCGGTGCAAGCGGCTCGAAGCGCGGGGACGGTCCCGACGACGACTGGGAGATCACCTTCCGGTTCGCCGCCAGCCCCAATGAAACCGGACTTTCGGTCGGCTCCATCACCGGCATCAACAAGAAGGGGTGGGAGTACCTCTGGGTCCGCTACGCCGACGCGGAGGACACGGGGTCCGGCGCGATCATCAAAAAGCCCATCGCCGCCTATGTCGAGCGTGTGTACGACGACGCCAACTTTGGAGCACTGGGGATCTGAGTTCCTTCAACCATGCCTGACGACCTCCGCAAAGTCCGATCCGGTGATCCACTCCGCCTCCCTGCGGGCGCGTACAACGCGTTCGTCGATGCGGCGGTCGATCTGCGCCGGCGTCAAGGTCGCGGCGAGGCTATCGCAGGCCCGCTCGTTGAGTCGGCCCAGCGCGGCATCGTGCTGGTCCGCAACGACTCCGGCGAGGAGATCGAGCCGTACCACGCGATGGCGATCACCGGCGTGCTCGTCGAGCCCGGCGAGGACGACCAGGAACGAACATTCCAGAGCCGCACGCCGCTGACTGGCGACATCGCCACGGAGGAAACCGCCGGTCCCGCATTCGTCATCGCGCTCCAGCCCATTAAGCCCAACAAGCTCGGGCGCTGCGTGCTCACCGGCGTGACGGTCGCGCGGGTGTTCATCACCAACGAGACGGACACGACCTGCGAGCTCGCGGCCGACGAGACGGTCCTGGCCAGCACGCCCATGGGCGGCATCCCGATCCTCTGGAAGGAAGACGGCACCGGCGAGAAGTGGGCGGTTCTTGAACTTGGCCGCCCGTCGCCCGGGCGCGTGACGGCGATCCTCGGCGCGGCCCAGGCGATCCCGACCGAACGCAACCGCTGGCGCTATCCGTGGGTGGAAGCCCAAATCGACGGCAACCCCGGCAGCGAGACCTATCTCCGGTACGTGCCGATCGAAGGTGGCCTGTCGTCCCAGCTCGCAGGCGGCGGTGAAGACCCCACGCGGCTGGCGCTCAACCGGTTCGAGGCCCACCACATGAATGACTCCGAGCCCGGCTCTGGGTTCGGCGGCCTGCTCGGGCTCGGGCCGGTGTGTGAGTTGCCGGGTGTGCTTCCCAAATGTCCGCCCGCACGGTCGCTCAAGCCCAAGCTCGTGCCCATTCCCGAGGGTGTGTGCGTGCAGCTGACCTGCGAGCGCAACAGCAAGGGCAAGCCGGTGTGGGTCTTCGAGGCCATGAGCCTCATTGAAATCGCCGACCCCGCCGACGAGGACCGCAAGTTCAACCTCTACATCGGAGGTGCCGAGTGACGACGACCCCGACGACTCTGGACACTCGCCGCGAGAAGGAAAGAGCCAAGTACGTGGCGCTGGCCGCCAAGCCCGGCTCGACGTACGGCTCGACCAACCACGGCAAGCTTGCCGTCCCGATCATCCAGAAGTTCAAGCCGAGGTTCGTGGTGGACTTTGGATGCGGCCGCAACGACCTCGTGCGGGACCTGCGCCGGCTGGGGATCGACGGGCTGGGCGTGGACTTCGCGTTCCCGGAGGCCGACCTCGTGCGCCCGATGCACAAGACCGCGCTGCACGCGGGTGTCGCGGATGTCGTCACGAGTTTTGATGCACTCGAGCATCTGCTGCCTGAGGACGTAGACGCGGTGCTCGCGGAGATGCGCCGTGTGGCCAAGCCGCGCGGCTACTTCGTGTTCTCGATCTGCACCCGTCCCAGCAAGACCACCGTCGCCGGCGAAGGGCTGCACCCGACAGTGCGCTCGCTGGACTGGTGGCTCGACCGCATCGGGCGTGTCGCCACCGTGATCAACCCGCGGGCAGAGCGTCGGTTCATCGTCGGGCGCTTCAAGGGCGGAAGTGATGGGGGGTGCTGTGGTGCGTGAGAACCAGTCTGACATTGCGGCGCTCCAGGCCGGGCTGAAGGCGCGAAAGCCGTCGCGAGATGGCCTTCGCCTCTACACCGCCGACTTCGACTCCGTGTCGCTCGGCGGGTTCTACCGCGGGCGTTCGGCGTTCCTGATCCTGTCGGGCCCATCGCTCACGCAGGTCGACCTCACCGCGCTCAACAAGCGCGGCATCGTCACGATGGCCGTGAACAACGCCTGGGCGGTGCATCGTCCGACGCTGTGGACCTGCGTTGACGATCCCGGCCGCTTCATCGACACCGGCTGGAAGGACCCGGGCATTCTGAAGTTCGTGCCCACGTGCATGTGGGACAAGCGGCTCCGCATCCAGGGCGCTGACGGCGTGATGCGCAACAGCGCGTTCAGGGTCCGGCAGA